GGCGACCGGCGGCTCGACCAACGCGGTGCTGCACTTCCTGGCGATCGCGCATGCAGCCGGCGTCGACTGGACGATCGACGACTTCGAACGCGTGCGCCGCAAGGTGCCGGTGCTGTGCGACCTGAAGCCTTCGGGCAGGTACCTGGCGGTCGACCTGCACCGCGCGGGCGGCATCCCGCAGGTGATGAAGGTGCTGCTGAAGGCCGGCCTGCTGCACGGCGACTGCATGACGATCACCGGCAAGACGGTGGCCGAGAACCTGGCCGCCGTGCCCGACGTGCCGCGCGCCGACCAGGACGTGATCCGCACCATCGACAAGCCGATGTATGCCGAGGGCCACCTGGCGATCCTGAAGGGCAACCTGTCGCCCGAGGGCTGCGTGGCCAAGATCACCGGGCTGAAGAACCCGGTGATCACCGGCCCGGCGCGGGTGTTCGACGACGAGCAGTCGGCGCTCGCGGCCATCATGGCGCGCAAGATCGTCGCCGGCGACGTGATGGTGCTGCGCTACCTGGGCCCGAAGGGCGGCCCCGGCATGCCGGAGATGCTGGCCCCGACCGGCGCGCTGATCGGCCAGGGCCTGGGCGAATCGGTCGGCCTGGTGACGGACGGCCGCTTCTCGGGCGGCACCTGGGGCATGGTGGTGGGGCACGTGGCGCCCGAGGCCTATGCCGGCGGCAACATCGCGCTGGTGCACGAGGGCGATTCGATCACCATCGATGCGCACACGCTGACGCTGCAGCTGAACGTCGGCGACGAGGTGCTCGCGCAGCGGCGGGCCGCCTGGAAGGCTCCGGCGCCGCGCTATACCCGCGGCGTGATGGCCAAGTTCTTCAAGAACGCCGCCAGCGCGAGCCAGGGGGCTGTTCTCGACAAGATCGACTGAGCTTCGACCGGCGCCGCCTGGGGGGCCCCGTTCAAACCTTCCGCTTCTTGCGGCGGCCCCGCTTGTCCATGCCCAGGTGGGCGAGGCTCTCTTCGCGGCGCTTGGCGACGCGCGCGTCCATCTTCTCGACTTCCTTCCGTTTCGTGTAGCCGGTCTTGTCCGCGAAGATCCACCACAGGACGGCCGCGCCGAACGGCCACAGGATCGCCAGCCAGCCCCAATCGGCGGCCGGCCCCACCTCGGCGACCTTCATGATCAGCAGCAACACGCCCAATACGACGAAATACATGGTCAGCCCTCGCCCTCGAAGCTTGTCCTACGCAACGCAACGGTCAACCGCGCCCCGTAGAATTCGTTGTGTCTCACAGTGATCGAAATGTAAATCACGATCGCCCCCACCCCTTCGGAAGGAAATCATGAAGTCGCTGCTTTCGCTGATCGTCGCCCTGTCCGCCGTGGCAGCCGCACCGGCCTTCGCCAACCCCGAACTGGCCCAGAAGAAGAACTGCATGGCCTGCCACGCCGTCGACAAGAAGCTCGTCGGCCCGGCCTACAAGGAGGTCGCTGCCAAGTACGCCGGCCAGAAGGACGCCGTCGACAAGCTGTCGCAGAAGGTCATCAAGGGTGGCGCCGGTGTCTGGGGTGCCGTCCCGATGCCCGCCAACACGCAGGTCTCGGAGGCCGAGGCCAAGCAACTCGTCCAGTGGATCCTGACGCTGAAGTGATCTGCGTCAACTGAGATGAAAAAAGCCCCGCGACGCGGGGCTTTTTCTTGGTGCGAACCGGATCAGTAGGCCTGGCCCAGCTGCTCCAGGATGGCCGGGTTCTCCAGCGTGCTGGTGTCCTGGGTCACCGCCTCGCCCTTGGCCACCGAACGCAGCAGGCGCCGCATGATCTTGCCGGAGCGCGTCTTCGGCAGGTTGTCGCCGAAGCGGATGTCCTTCGGCTTGGCGATCGGCCCGATCTCCTTGCCGACCCAGTCGCGCAGTTGCTTGGCGATCGCCTTCGCCTCGTCGCCGGTCGGGCGCGGGCGCTTCAGCACCACGAAGGCACAGATCGCCTCGCCGGTGGTGTCGTCCGGACGCCCGACCACCGCGGCCTCGGCCACCAGCTCGGTGCAGCCCACCAGCGCCGACTCGATCTCCATCGTGCCCATGCGGTGGCCGCTGACGTTCAGCACGTCGTCGATGCGCCCGGTGATCGTGAAGTAGCCTGTCTTCTCGTCGCGGATCGCGCCGTCGCCGGCCAGGTAGTAGCGACCCTGGAAATCGGCCGGGTAGTAGCTCTTCTTGAAGCGCTCCGGGTCGCCGTAGATCGTGCGGATCATCGACGGCCACGGCTTCTTCACCACCAGGATGCCGCCCTGCCCGTTCGGGACGTCCTTGCCGGTCTCGTCGACCACCGCGGCGATGATGCCCGGGAACGGCAGCGTGCACGAGCCCGGCACCAGCGGCGTGGCGCCCGGCAGCGGCGTGATCATGTGGCCGCCGGTCTCGGTCTGCCAGAAGGTGTCGACGATCGGGCAGCGGCCGCCGCCGATGTGCTCGTGGTACCACTCCCATGCGGCCGGGTTGATCGGCTCGCCCACCGAACCCAGGATGCGCAGCGAACCCAGCCGGTAGTTGCGCGGGTGCACCGCATCGTTGCTCTCGGCGGCCTTGATCAGCGAGCGGATCGCCGTCGGCGCGGTGTAGAAGATCGAGACCTTGTGGTCCTGGATCATGCGCCAGAAGCGCCCGGCGTCCGGATAGGTCGGCACGCCCTCGAAGACGATCTCGGTACCGCCCAGCGCGAGCGGCCCGTAGGCGATGTAGGTGTGGCCGGTGACCCAGCCGATGTCGGCGGTGCACCAGAAGATGTCGTCGGGCTTCAGGTCGAAGGTCCACTTCGTCGTCAGCGCCGCATGCAGCAGGTAGCCGCCGGTCGAGTGCTGCACGCCCTTGGGCTTGCCGGTCGAGCCCGAGGTGTACAGCAGGAACAGCGGGTGTTCCGCGCCCACCCACTCGGGCTCGCAGGTGGTGGGCTGGGCATCGGTCAGCTCGTGCATCCAACGGTCGCGCTTCGCGTCGAACGCGATCTTGCCGCCGGTGCGCTGGTAGACGATGACGCTCTTGATGCTCTCGCAGCCGCCGAGCGCGATCGCGTCGTCGACGATGGCCTTCAGCGGCAGCTGCTTGCCGCCGCGCAGCTGTTCGTCGGCGGTGATCACCATCACCGCGCCGGCATCCTCGATGCGGTCGCGCAGGCTTTGCGCCGAGAAGCCGCCGAACACCACCGAATGCGTCGCGCCGATGCGGGCGCAGGCCTGCATCGCGACCACGCCCTCGACGGACATCGACATGTAGATGACGACGCGGTCGCCCTTGCGGACGCCCTGCGACTTCAGCGCATTGGCCATGCGGCAGGTGCGCGCGAGCAGCTCGCGGTAGGTGACGCGCGTCACCTTGCCGTCGTCGGCCTCGAAGATGATGGCCACCTTGTCGCCCAGGCCCGCCTCGACCTGCTTGTCCAGGCAGTTGTACGAGACGTTCAGCGTGCCGTCCTCGAACCACTTGAAGAACGGCGCCTGGCTGCTGTCCAGCGTCTTCGTGAACGGCGTCTTCCAGCTGACCAGCTCGCGCGCCAGGCGCGCCCAGTAGCCTTCGTAGTCGGCCTCGGCCTCGGCGCACAGCCTGTCGTAGGCCGCCATGCCGGACACGTGGGCGGCCTTCGCCAGCTCGGCCGGCGGCGCGTAGACCTTGTGTTCGCTGGAACTCATGCTTGTCTCCTTCTGCGGGTTTGCGAATTCTGCACGCACGATAGACAGCTGCTCTTACGAACGACTGACGGCGGTGCCGGGTCTTGTCCGGATGGTCCGCCAACTACAAGTTGCGAACAGCGTTGCTCGCAGAGAAGACGATGTTCTTCGCATCGCTTGCGCGCTGTAGCCAGAACGGTCTGTCTACCTCATCCGTGTTCTTCCAGTTGAGGTGCACTGCAGCGAGAACTTCGCTGGTGTTGAGTTCGGTTCCTTCGGCAAGCTCAACGATCAGCCGATCAGGAAATCGGCGAACACCTGACTTGTAGTTTGACAGTGTCGACGTCGAGATGCCGAGCTTTGCAGCCACTGCTTTGTCGTCCTTCAAGCCGTGGCGAAGCTTATAGACCTCAACTATCGTTGACAAAGTAAGCATAGCGAAACCTCATTTGCGCAGTTTTCATTTCGTGAAGTTTAATTCACGAATTGAAAACAACATGGTTGAAACCGTGGAACGCAATGTACATCAGGGTGGGAGTCGCGGACAAGCTGTGAAGCGTCCGCCTGCGAAAGCTTCCTTCGACGCGCGGCGCTTGGCGTCATTTCGCAAGCTGTTGGCCGCGAGCTTGGCTGATGGCTCGTCGACGGCCTACGTCGACCAGGTCGAGGACGAGTGCCGCCGCCTGGCCACGGGGCTGATCGCTGGCGAGCAGGTCCAGGCATGAGCGCGCGGCCTGTTGCTTTGACGTTCGATGCCTTCGCCGGCATGTGCAAGCGAGCCGAGTCTGTGCGCCAGCCGCTCCCGACGCACGTCCAGATTCGCAAGCGCGGCGAAGTGCTTTGCGGCGTGGTGCTCGATGCAGCTCCGGCCGAAGGTGGATCAACGGTGGACTTCTTCCAGGTGCGCACGCAGCTCGGCGTGACCTGGTGCGCCCATACCCAAGTTCGCGCCTGTTCGGGTGTCGATGGTCGTTGCATCTGTGAGGCCACGCCGGTTGCGTGCGGCCGCCAGGCCGCACGCTCCGGCGCGGCTTCAAAAGCCCCCCACGGTAATACGGGGGTAGCAGCATGACCAAGGGCAACCGGGTAGCAGCTGCACCGATCCTTGCAGGCCAGCGAGTTCGCTGGACGCTGGAGCAGGCGTACCAAGAGACTCAGCAGCGTGTGCGCATTGACTGGTTGCGGTTCACGTTGCCGCTTGACGCTGTCGTGCGAGCCGAGCCGATGCCCTGCCCTGTCATGGCCGAGCTGGCCGCGATGGACAAGCACGGCCGGGAGGTCGCATTGGCCGCCCGCATCGCTGATGCGTCGCTCGACTATACGGGCGCGCTTGCCCTGTCGAAGTCGTGTGCCTCGCGTGTGGCCGAACTCCTCGAGGTTTTCGAGGTCGGGCAGCCGGAAGACAGAGGCATGGACTACTACGCCGCACGGTGCCCGCTCATGTACGAAGGCGCGGTGGTCGGTCACTGCCTGGCTGGCTCGAAGTCGGCGAACCAGGCCGGCACCGTTCACGTGAACCTGCACGGTGAGGCCTGCCTCTACGTTTCGCCCGCGAAATGGCAGCGGGTGCGCGACTTCATCGCGGCCAATGGTGGATGGATCACCCGCGTCGACCTGGCTGTCGACGTGTTCACCGGCGATGAGATCACCGAGGTGGTCAACGCGTACCTCTACGGGCTGTTTGACGTGCGAGGCCAGCGCCCGAAGGAATCGCAGGCGGGCTCGTGGATCAGCGGGCACAGCCGCACGCAGTACGTCGGTAAGCGTGAGACGGGGAAGATGTTCCGCGCGTACGAGAAAGGCGATCAGCTCTTTGGCCCTGAGGCGAACGACCCCTGGATTCGCTACGAGCTGGAACTGCGCAACAACGCGCGCATTCTCGACCTCGACGTTCTCACCAGGCCGGCCGACTTCTTCGCTGGCGCCTACGAGTTCACCGAGGCGCTTCTGCAGCGCCTTCAGGTCCGCGCCGATCCGCAGTCCATTCCTGCCGGTCAGAAGCTGCGTGATGCAACCGCAGAGGCTGCAGTGACGCGTGTCGTTCGCAACGCTGAGCGCGCATGCCTGCCCTCGCTCGTCGCCATGTGGGACTTCGGTGGCGACCTCATCGCCGACCTGGTCACGAAGCATCGCGAGCGCGTGCCGAACCGGCTCAAGGGCTTCTCAAGGGACGCCGTCCAGCAAGCATTTTCCAAAGTCGCAGCGTCGTTCGCCCCGGACTCTGCGCCGTCGTCATCGGGGCATGAAAGGCAACAGCAATGAAGTTCGTTTCGCAGGTCAAGGTCACCGGCATGAAGCCCAGCAAGGGCGTGATGGAAAACGGCACGTCGTACGACTCGACAAAGGTCTACGTCGAAACCGCGCTCGACGACACGAAGGGCAAGGGCTTCGCGTCGGCCGAGTACAGCTTCGGCGTGGCCGCCGAGTTCGACAAGTACCGCCACCTGACCTTCCCGTTCATCGCGGACGTCGAGATGGAGATCGTCTCCAGCGGCAAGGCACAGAAGACCGTCGTTCGCGGTGTGAAGCCCGTGGCGAACGTCAAGGCGGGCTGACATGGCGCGCTACCTGATCCAGTCCGCAAGGACGTTCAAGTTCATCCACGCATCGCCGGTGACCGGCGACGTGGACTGGACTCCGTCCCTGCTGACGGCGATGCAATTCGGCATCGTGGAGGAAGAAGAACAGGTGGCGCAGCTCATCGAAGACCACTTCGACCGCGGCAGCGCGATCACGATCGACCTCGACGAGGGCGGCCAGTGATTTCGCACGCGAAACAAGGGGCGCCGCTGTGATCTGCGCAGACATCGTGACGCTTGAAAGCGGAGCGCAGGTCATCGCACCAGCGCCGACGCAACCGGCAGACCTCGGAACGTGCGCGGTGGTTCTCGTGCCCGGCTCCGAGCTGTCTGCTCTCTCTGGAATTTCCTTCCCCGCGCCAGCCGATGCGACGACCGTATGGGCGTGGGGTTTCTCAATGGTGGTCGGCTGTTACCTCATCTCGTGGGCAGCCGGTACGGTCGTCAACTTTGTGAAAAGGAACTGAGATGACGAAGCAATTTCAACGCGGCCTGCTGGTCGCTGGTGTCCTGGCCGCTGCCGGCGCTGCGAATGCCGCAGCCCCGGACTACACGACCTTGACCGCGGCCGTGGACTTCTCGTCCGTGGCGACGGCCATCCTGGCAATCGCGGCGCTGATGATCGTCCCGGGCGTCGTGCGCTGGGGCGCCAAGCGCGTGATCGGCATGGTCGGTCGCTGATAGCGGCCTGCCCCTGGCTCGGGAGAGTCGGGGGCGTTCTTCCCTTCACCTTCGGGGCTTCACATGTGGATGATCTTCTTCGCTTTCGCAGGCGTGATCTGCGGCATGGCGGCAGTCATGGGGTTTGCTCATGCGTAGGGGGTTCCACTTCCTCTTCGTGTCGGCCCTGTGCATCGCGTGCGCCTGGGTGTCAAGCGCACGTGCTGGGGAAGGCGTCGCCTACGCAGTGAGCCAGTACTGTGCCGGACAGGTCTTCAGCTCGCCGGCGGAAGCAGCTGCGTGCATCATCGCAAAGCTGAAGCAGAACGACGCGCTGCACCCGGTGCCATGGAAGTTCCCACTCGTTGACGGGAACTGCGCCACGCCGACCGTTGCGGGCGCGGCCCAGTGCTCGGGGCACCGTAATGCTCTTTGCGACGCGCCCTGGACTGGCTCTTACGACGGAACTACCTGCGGTCCGTTCCCGCCGTACGTCGATAACGGGATCTGGACTGCGACGATCACGCTGATTACCGTGACGTGCAACGCCAATGACGTTGTCTCCAATGGGTACTTCGACATCGGCACCAACTCCGCGGCTTCGCCGCTCATCATTCAATGCCGGGCCGGCTGCGAGTCGGTCTTTGACGGTACGTCGCCCGCAGGATCTGCCCTGACTGGTGGCGTGAAGCACTTCTACGCACGCGGGTCGTACATCAAGACCGGCAATCAATGCTCGGCGCCGAACAGCGCTGGTGACCCGCTCGGCGGTGTGCCGCCTGACTCCTGCGGTCCCGGCCAGGTCATGGGCACTGTCAACGGTAAGCCCAGGTGCGCCACGACGGGTCCGGCCGGTACGCCGACAACGGCGCCGAACGGGAGCCCGACAACGAGCGGTCCGCCGGGAACCGCGCCGACATCGCCGACGACGTCGACAGGCAGCACCTCGACGTCATCGAACCCGGACGGCAGTACGACCACGACGACGACAAACACGACGAACTACAGCGGTGGCGGTTCGTCCACGACGACGACGGTCACAAACAACTACCCGGATGGGCACTCGACGAGTACGACGACTACGACGGGGTCGGGTCCTGGTTCGTCTTCTGGTGTCACCCCTGGCTCCTCCAATGGCGAAGAGGGTGACCCCGGGGAGGAGAACCCGTGCACGAGCAATCCGGCCTCTGAAGGGTGTGGCGGCAACCCGACCGCACCCGGGAGCATCCGCACCCCAGGTACGCGCACGGTCTCCGATGCCATCGGTGACGCACGCAACGCGTTCCTCGCATCCGGTGTCGGCCTGGCTGTCGGCAACTTCTTCACGCTGTCGGTCGCAGGCAGTTGCCCGAGCTGGGCCTGGTCGATTCCGTGGCTGAACGCGCACGTGGACTTCAACGTGTTCTGCGCGTCGTTCGCGATCGCTGCGTTTGGGGTCATGAAGGCCGTTCTCTTGTGCGTGGGCGCGTGGTTCGCGTTTCGCACTGCCATGGAGTAGCCACCGTGCTTAAGCAATTCACTGACTGGCTGTTCAGCCTGGTGAAGGCGGTCTTCTCGGCTGCCTGGGATTTCGTCGTCGACATCGTCGTGCACCTGCTCGACTTGGTGCTCGGCACGCTCGTCTCGCTGTTGGCGGCCGTGCCGGTGCCGGCGTTCATGACCGGGGGCCTGCAGGCGGTCTTCACCCAGGTGGACCCCGGAATCCTGTTCTTCGTGAGCGCGTTGGGCATTCCCCAGGTGTTCGCGATGTTCGGTGCCGCCTACCTGTTCCGCCTTGTCCGCAAGGTCGTCACTCTCTTTCAATGGTGATCGCATGATCATTTTTCACGAAGGCCTGCCCGGCTCGGGCAAGAGCTACGAAGCTCTGTGCTATCGCATCATCCCTGCCCTGGCGAAGGGGCGCGCCGTTGTCGCCTACGTCGAAGGCCTCGATCACGAGCGCATCGCTTCGCTTGCGAAAATCTCGGTGGATCGCTGTCGCGAGCTGCTCACTCCGTTGACGAGGGAACAGTGCGCCTCGGTGCTCGATCACGTCAAGGACAACGCCCTGCACGTGTTCGATGAGGCGCAGAACTTCTGGGGCAACAAGGAACGCATGTCGAAGGACATGACGGAGTTCGTCACCGAGCACCGGCACCGCGGCATGGACATCGTACTGATGGGCCAGGACTATCGCGACGTGCACTCGCTCTGGCGTCGGCGCATCGAAATCAAGCTGGCGTTCCTGAAGCTGTCGGGCATCGGTGCCGCGAAGTCGTACAGCGTGACGACCTGGAAGCACAAGGGCGGCGACGACTACGTGAAGGTCGGCACCGAGGTGCACAAGTACGACCCGAAGTTCTTCGGCACGTACAAGAGCCACACCAGCGATGAGATCAACACGGGCGACTACAAGGACGGTCGCGCGATGATCTTGAACAATGCCGGTTTCCGCTACGGCGTACCGGTCGTGATTGCCCTGGCTGTGTGGGGCGGGTTCAAGGCCTGGGCGTTCTTCCACCCGCAGCCTGTCCCTGCGACCGCTCCTGCCGCCGTTGAGCGTCGCCCTGCGGTGATGGCGGGCGCGTCCGCACCTGGCCCTGCAGCCACGGCGGCACCGGTCCCCGCGAAGCCCGACGCGCGATCGGTTCAAGAGCGACGGTTCGCCGATCTATCGGGCAAAGCGCGCATCCGCCTGGCGGGGTTGATCTCCATGGGACGCCGCACGTCCGGCTATATCGAGTGGGTCGACGGCAATACGCACGTGATGGAACGGCTAACCCTCGATGCCTTGCGGGACCTGGGTGTATCCGTCGTTCTGAGCGAAGGCAGCGTGCGCCTGACGCTCGGTGAGTGGAGCGAGCTGGCCACGTCCTGGCCTCTGGAAGCCGAGGGGCGTGTGTCCGAAGCCCGCTTGGAACGCATGCGGCCCGAGCGTGAACTGCAGGCCGATACGCCATTCGCCGCGATGTCGTTGGGCGGTACGCGCCCCGCACCTCCATCGCGTGAACCTGCGGGCGACATGTCGGTGTCCACTCGCCGCCAGTAGGTTTCGCGTGCGGAGCGGTCACGCCCAGGTCTTGGCGATGAACTCCCGAACGTGCTCGATCGTCGCATCCTTCGGACGGCTCGATGGCTTGTGCGCTTGCGCGTACTCCAGCGCCGACAGGATCTCCGCGGCAACTTCTTGCGCGAGTTCCAGCTTTCCGAAGATCTCGCGGTTCGTGCCCTTGCTCGTTCCTTCGGAGCTGTCGCCGTCACCGCTCTCGCCGTCGTCCTCGCCTTCGTCGTCATCTGTCGCACGCGGCTGCGCCTTCGGTGCCTTCAGGTCCTGCAGCGTCTCGCGGACCTTCTGCCTGGTCGTCGTGCCCTCTTCCAAGCCCTTAGCCAAGATCGTGGACGCGACCCCCGCCTCTTCCTTCTTCGGGTGGCCTCGTTGCACGCTGATGCGGGCGATCTGGTCGATGCCGAGCAGGATCTCGGCATCGTTGCAGCCGTTCGCCAGCAGGTTCCGGGTCCAGTCAGACAGCTTCGTGATGGCGAGATGCTTGCTCACCCACGCCGGCGACTTGCCCAGCGCCTTGGCGACGGCCTTGGGGGTCTTGTAGTGCGTCAGCAGCGCTGCGACGCCGTCTGCAGTGTCAGCCAGGCCGAGATTCTCGCGCTGCAGATTCTCGATGGCCTGCAACGTCGCGGCCTGGGCCTCGTCCGCCGCGCGGATCAGCACCGGCACTTCAGCCAGGCCGGCCATCGACGCGGCCAGCAGGCGCCGTTCGCCGGCAATCACGATGTGCTGTGCGTCGTCGGTCGGATCGCGCCGAACGATCAGCGGTTCAAGGATGCCGACTTCGCGAATGCTGTTGGCCAGCTCCGTCAGGCTCTCCTCGTCGAAGCCGTTTCGCGTGCGAATCTGTGCCTCGGTCTTGATGGCAATGATCGGCAGCGTTGCGGGTTCGCCGATGTAGTGGACTGCTTGAATCATGGTGCGTGCTCCTGTGTTGAGTGGGATATGACCGGCCCCCGGTGGGGGTGGCCATACGTCGTACAGACGTTGCACAGCAGGGACGGCACGGGGTCAACCCTTCGCACCGTCCGTTTGGCCTACAGGGCGCACGGAGTGCGACACGAGCGAGCAGTGCACGGGGCGAACCCGAAGGGCTTGGGGTTGATGCCGGGACGCGCCCTGCGGTACACCGAACCGCGACGTGTGGCAGACGTTTGGCGTTGGCACGCTGCGTCAGGGATCGTTACCCGCATGGGACAAGACCGCAGGGCTTGGTGGCAAAGCCATAGAGCCCGGTCACGACCGTTCAGGGAGGGAGACGCCTTCTGATGTATACCGCTGCTTTTATAAAACAGGGGGGTGAAATTGGGCGCAGCGTTGTTCGTTGTCGGGCAAGCAATCATCGGGCTTGGTGCATACGTGCTGTCTCGTTCGCTGCCCTGGTCGACTGTCGTCGGGGCCGTGCTTCTGATCGAAGGCGCGATATGCGTCATTGCGTGCTTCGTCACTTCGTTGACGGATGGTGCCTCCTCGAAGCCCTGGCACGACGGAGCCTGACCAAGCCAGGTCAAGACTGTTCAGCGTGGGAGATGCCTTGCTTATCCGACGATCAAGCTGGGCCAATTCGCACGACCATCGCGCGTTGTAAATATTCTTTACATTTTGAGCCAGCCCGGGAGGAGGCGCGTTTCGCATG